CATTGAGTCATCTCCGAGTAACGTAGCAATTTTGCAGATTCCTTACAACTCAGAATGGTCAGACGATAGGAAACTTTTTGTTAGTCACAGTTCATCAGCGGCAGATGCTGCAATATCTGTTGCTCCAGCGAATCAAGTGAATCTTCAGATTCCAGATGCAGGAAACAGATCAACCGAACATACGATCATGGAAGGTTGGAGAGGTGGAGATTATCAAAACTCTGTACCGTTCTTTGGTAACTTACCATCTGGTGGAGCGTATCCACAAGGTGGATTGTTTCCAAGACCACAATATCTTACCAATCCAACATTCTTACGAATGGATGGTGGTAATGTTGGAAACTCTGGAATATATGAGTGTCCTTTACCAATCGAGAGTCACTCGTTTCCGTATGCGATGAGTTTACCCTATGATGACTTTGATCCTAGTCAGTTGAATCAATCTAATTATGTTCTAAAGATTTTTGCTGCATCAGATCAAGATATGGACGCATTTAGAAATAACGTGGGAGTCTTAAATTTATCGAGATATGATGATGAAGATTTTTATCAGCCATATTATCACTCAAACATAAAACCTGCCTTCACTACATTCCCGAATCTTAGCGTTTTAAGAATGAATCCCGCTGGTTATGGTAATCACAGAAATGTTTATGGTGAAGACTGGGAAACGTCAAACACTGGTCAGATCACTGGTAATTCGTCAACGTACATAGGTTACTACGTTGGAAAATATTTAGAGAGTGATTTGACATCAACGAACTTAAGTGAAGTATCACTCAAAGATTCAAGCGTGTCTGCAAACTTTGATAAACTTGAATATTTAAATGTTCCGTCTCTCTCTAATCTCCAATACTTAGACGTATCAAATAATGAATTGTATGTTATTGAATTCAATAATTCATTCATAATACCAACTAACATACAAACTTTGAACATATCGAATAACAATATTGGATCAAATGCGACTAATGCAGGGGGTAAATGGTTACTTGATTCAAATATTCCACAACCCGTACTTAGGGATCAATTAATCTCCATTAACAGTTCAGAATTAACGAACTTAAATTTTAGTAAAAATAGTAATTTACAGGTTACTTTAAATGGTAGTCACGAAAGTTTAGAGACGGTCAGATGTTCTGAGTCAAGGGGTTTACTGGCTAATATCGATGCATTACTTCCTAATCTTAAAACGTATATCGCAGAGAATAACACTGCACCAAATGTATATTTCCAAGACACATCACTTCTTCGTACAGTGAATGTTAAAGGATCTAACAACTTTCGCACAATTTCTGTGAAGGATAGAGATATATGCTCTGGTTTTGCATCACTGCGAACGATAGACATATCAAATACAGATGTACGTTCTTTGAATTTGCGTTATCTCAATGATGATATTGCTGGTTGGGACGCGAGGTATGCTGGTTCAAACGCTGGTGAAATTGAAGATGAACTTTCATCTGAGCCTGGACGCTTTGGATCACTTGCGGCTAACATAGAGTATGTATACGCACAGAATTCGAACCTTGAGAGATTATATCTTCCCTCACACAACCAATTCCCACAAAGTTCATGTGGAAATATTGATGGTTTCGGTAACCCAAATGTTGACTCTGAACTTCAAATCGTTGATGTGAGTAATACTAGACTCGGTGTAAATGGTAGTCTTGAATATTTCTTTTCACAGGCTGTTTTCAATCCATCGGGTTATCCAGATTCTTTCATTCTTACGGTGAACGCTACAAATATTAAAGATCAAAATGGAAATCCAGCAACATTATCCTTGACACGATATAATCAGATCATAAACTCATGGAGTGCTGCTGGTAAGAATATTAGTTTAAATGTTGATGTCTCTTAGGAGTAATTATGGAAAATAAAGACAAGAGTTTTACAAATTCATCTCTCAAAGAAAAGTTTGGTATGGCAAAAAACTTTGCTCAGGCTTTAATTTCAAGAGGAGTTTCAAACAAAAAAACAGATGAGACAACTAAACGTCTTCGAGTTTTAAGTTGTCTTGGAGACGGGAATGACTTACCGCCTTGTGAGTATCTGCGTGAGAGTTCAAAAGATCCTACCAAATCATACTGTGGTGGATGTGGTTGTGGAGACAGAAAAGGAACGTGGTTGATAGCGGAAGCAAATGAATACAGTAAACTTGATTATCCAAAAGTTCATTGTCCTTTACAGATGCCTGGATTTATAAACTATGAGGAGAGTGAACCAGATGAGGCGAATGATCCGATTACTCGTAGGTACTATATCGAGCAAATGACCGATGATCAGGTCAGTAAAATAGTGGTAAATATTCCAGATCCCCCAGAGCCTAAAGCAGAACCGAAAGAGGATTAATACTCTGTCTTATACATACTCTAGAAGGAGTTATGTATGGCAGCACCCTATTCCGCTGATACTCTAATCGATTACGCTTTTCGTCGATTAGGATCACCTGTTATCGATATAAATGTTGATCGTCAGCAAGCAGAAGAAAGACTTGATGACGCTTTACAATATTTTTCTGAGAGACATTTTGACGGTGTTGAGAAACACTACTACTCACACAAAGTAACTGGTGAAGATCGCACCAATGGTTTTATCAACTTAAGTGGTTTGACCTCTGGTAGTGCTGGTGGTTATACAGGCGCTCCAGCAGGATCAAACATTTTGACAGTAAATAAAGTAATGCCTTTTGGGTCAGCGACATCGAGTATGTTCAATGTCCGTTATCAAATGTCATTACATGACTATTTTGGTATAAATCGATCTACCCACTATGGGGTTGGATTGGGACTCGCATCTTATGATTCAACTAAAAGTTTTATTAATTTAGTTGAGCAATTGTTCGACACAGAGAAAAACTTTCGTTTTAGTAAAGTAACAAACAAACTATATGTTGACATGAACTGGGAGGAAGATATAGACATAGGTGATTATATTTTCTTCGAAGCGTATGCAAAATTAGACCCAGTAACGCACACTGAAATTTATAATGATAGGCTGCTCAAGGAGTATGTCACCGCACTCATAAAACGACAGTGGGGTGCAAACTTATCTAAGTTCGATGGAGTTCAGTTGCCTGGTGGTGTAACCATTAGAGGTGCAGAGATTTTCAGTGAAGCGAACGAAGAGGTTAGAAACATCGAGGAGAGAGTGCTTCAAGAGTATGAACTCCCTGTTGATTTCTTCATAGCGTGAGGTAAACTATGCCTAGGAATCCCTATTTCAAAGATTATACAGGTGAGCAAAACGTCACTGAAGATATCACCATTGAGATGATTCAAACAATGGGTCGTGATATGGTTTATATTCCAAGAAACAGGGTGAGCAAAGATGATTTGTTTGGTGAAGACATCTCTACAAAGTTTGATTCTGGATTTGATCTAGAGATGTATGTTCAAACAGTTGACGGTTTTGAAGGAGAAGGCGATGTTATCTCACAGTATGGTTTGCAAATCAAAGATAGGATGGAATTGATCGTTGCTCGTAAGCGTTTCGAAGAAGAGGTAAAGGTTTTTACTGGTCAGGAAAGACCACTTGAGGGTGATCTAGTTTTCTTTCCTCTCTCAAAGACTCTATTTGAGATAAACTTTGTTGAACACGAGAACCCTTTTTATCAATTAGGTAAACTCTACACATATAGATTATCATGTGAAATATTCACTTACGATGCAGGTCAAGAGTTAGATACAGGTATCGCAGATGTAGATCAAATCGAAGACGATATCAAATCACTTAGTGGTAATGACGTTACGATTAATGATACTGTTGACGGAACATCTTCAGGTGACAATGATACATTCGATACTCTAGATGACGACATCTTTGATTTCAGTGAAACTGATCCGTTCTCGGAGGGTGGTTACTAATGTTTCGTCCATTTTACAATGAATCAATTCGTAAACTAATCGTAGCGTTCGGATCGTTATTTAACAACATCCGTATATCAAGCACAAACTCTAGCGGCGATGAGCAGTTCATAAAAGTGCCTCTCTCATACGGTCCAAAAGAAAAGTTTATTCGACGTATCGAGGAAGATAGTTCTATTGGTAGTAACAGTAAAGTCCAAATGACACTACCTCGTCTTGGTTTTAATATCACAGATATGACATATGATGGGTTACGAAAGAGAAACACTTTACAAAAGAAGTATCACTTTCCCACAGGATCTACTGGTGGATTACCTGCGTATGAATACTCT